CTATTGCATTACCCGAACTTATATTATTTTAATGGAGAAACGCAAAATGCGTACTAATGAAATTATAGAGTCTTACAATCACCCCGAAGTACAGCGGTTAGCTGCCGCTGGGTTTGGTGAAGCCGACTTCGACGTAGCACAAACGACGGTCGAGTATTCCGTACCCGATCCAAACTCATACCACGGTTACAAAACCCTAAGATCTTTTCCGACTAAGGCGGTGCATTACCGCACAGATACCGGTGAGCCGGTCGCAATCCACGGCACTCGGTATAACCCGTTGTCGTTTAAGGATATGATCAGGGCCGCTCGCGTAATCATAAGTAACTTGTCGGAGCACGTAGATATTTCTGGAGTTACCGAAAATATATCTGTGTCCCCTAACTCCGGTATGTGTGCAGTTAAGTACCGGCTTCCGGCATGTCGCTATACTACACCAGACGGCGATACAATGATCCTGGAAATACTGGCGCTGTCAAGCCACAACGGTGTGTGGAGTGCTGTCTTTAGTGTGGGCGGCTATCAATTCCACTGCCTGAATGGTCAATTCACTGTACGAAACCCCGCCGCATTGTACAAGGCCAAGCACACAGCCTCACTGGATATCAACCACGCTATTCGCTTAATTAGTAAGGCAACTAGTGTTATGGAGGAGGAGGTTGACTTGTGGCATGAGTGGTATAATGCCCCGATGAAAAAGTTAGATAGGGTCGATGCTTTTGCGGCGTGTGCAAACTTCAAAGGGGATTGGACTCAGTTATACGAAGACATGAGGGACTACAACAAACTAGAGCATGTCAACAATCGGACGTTCAATTATCTTAATGAGGTATACAACAAGACATACTTTCCACGGATGGGCGACAACAAGTGGGCAGTGTACAATGCACTTACTGATTGGAGTACACACGCTCCGTCAAGCAGTAAGAACACTATTGCGCTGTCCCAACGCCGAGTTGAAAAGGCCAGGGAAGTTGTTGACAATTACTTATTAGCGGCGTAAGATAGGCCACTTGAAATTAAAAAAGGGAGGTGCTTGTCCCCAACCAAAGACCTTAGCATGTCGGAAAACTGCTCACACTTTTAATCAAAGAGAGATAGGTAAAATGAAAAAGAGATTCGTTGTAATTTACAGAATGCTAGACCAGAAAGGATTGTTGGTTGACTCCTACTATTGCCAGGAAGAGGCTGAAGCTGCGGTAGAGAATCTGGAATACGCCGATGAGCGAGACGTTGTACTCATAGTAGATGTTGAGGATGGAAAGTGTATATAATGGAATGCTACGATGGTTAAATGTAATACTAAACAATGTAAAACCCACGCATCAGTGACGCATAAGAAAATTCATTACTGTTCAATGTGTTACATTAAATTCATGGGTTGGCTAGCAGAGTATCGAGAGGAAATTAAAAGTGCTTAAAATTAAATTTAAAATACTAGTAATCAAACTAATGATGTTTAGAATATTAGTGTCTTTAAAATTGAAACAGTTACGAAATTGGATTCTGCGAAAGGCGGTAACTAAAAACGTGGAGGACTGGATATGACTGACAAAGAATTTAAAAAGAAGGTTTATGAAGTAGTTTGTGGTGGCATTGATGCTGACTGGAATGACGAAGACGTTGTAGATCGTATCTGTATGTACTCAGATTTTCGCGAGAAAATTTATGAAATAGTTTTTGGAGTCGGGGTTGCTGATATTAAAGAAGAAGAAGATGATGGGGATAGAAAGTGGAGCAGATGGGCATTGAATAATATTTCTTAAAATAGGAGTACGTTATGTATTACAATACAACTAAATCGACAGGCGAACAATTGAAAATGTTTGAAGCAGAGGCATATTCACAAGACGAGCAGATATTACAATTCTTTGAGCAAAATCCACGGCAACTAGCAAGTCCGAGTCAGTTACTTGAACTTGTATTTTCAAATACTGTGCCGGTAACAAGCGTTAGACGGTCGTTTAGTAATCTTACGGCATCGTCTAAATTAGTAAAGACAGATCAACAAATGGTTGGGCCATATCGCCGACCAGAATATTTATGGCGTCTTGCTTTGGAGGAAAACAATGAGTAGTCCATTTAAAGATTGGGCAATGGACCAGGCAATCGACAACGCAGTCGAAAAAGCCGAAGAGTTAGGTGTCAACGATGATTATTTTGTAGATTGGTTAGCCGCCAAAGAGTTTGAAAAATTATTAGACAGTGGGGTATGCGCTGATGACAAATAAAAAAGATGAAATTATTATAGAAGATCTTTGGGCTAAAATATTTGCTTTACATATTGGATGCCCATGCCCTAACGATAGGGTTAAACAAAAATTTATTCATTACGTTTTAGATAACCGTATTGACGGACAACACTTAACGGAGGATTTTGTATTCTCACAATTCTCAGAGTTTATTAATTATCTTGCTGAATTTTAGAGGGGTCTTTAAATGAACGTGCATTTTTCTTCACGTAAAAAAACATGGTCAACACCCCAAGATTTTTTTGATAAATTAAATAATGAGTTTCATTTTGATATCGATGTATGTGCTGATCCAACTAATGCTAAATGTAAAAAGTATTACGCTATAGAAGATGATGGACTATCACAGACATGGCGTGGGATATGTTGGATGAATCCTCCGTATGGCCGAGAAATAAAGAAGTGGATGTGCAAAGCTTACGAGTCTTCACTAGGTACTGATGGAGCAACAGTGGTCTGCCTTGTACCGGCCAGAACAGACACCGCCTGGTGGCATGAGTACGCCATGAAAGCGGATACTATTAGGTACGTTAGGGGTAGGCTTAAATTCAGTGGACATAAAAACTCCGCGCCCTTTCCAAGCGCGATAGTCGTATTTGGGAGTAAGCCTGAACTGTAAGGCTTGACATTTAGTTTTAATCGTGTTAACATACAACAGTTAAATAAGAGGAGAGATATCGATGAGTGTATATGAAGGAATGGCTATGTGGGCTTCAATAACCACACCTAACACCAGATTTGAACCGAAGTACACTATAAATTTAGTAGTGGATGATGAAACTGCAAGTCAGTTAAAGTCAGAAGGCTACAATGTTAAGGACATGGAAGAGGGTCCGACAATAACTATCAAGCGCAACGTTAGTGGTCCAAATGAAATGATCCGTAAGGCCCCTGCGTTGATGGATAAGAACAAAAATGTATTGGATTGCCTAGTTGGTAATGGTTCAAAGGTTAGGGTTCAGGCAAAACCCTGGAAGATGAACAAGAACGGACAAGCTTTTCAAGGTCTTGAACTACAAGCAGTGCAGGTTATTGACCTTGTGCAATATAGTGGTGGAGATGGGGATGAGTTTGATGTTCTTGATAACGAATCGGAGGTCGATGAATTATGAGTACAGAAAGTATTATCTACACTCGGGATAACAAACAGTATACAGTAAATAAGTTTACTGACGAGGCTAAGATGGCGTTCGCTTGTTTAGTTGAAAGTAAGCAGGAGATTAATTCGCTTACGAGAAAAATAACTATATTACAAGCCGCCACTATTGCATTAAGCCAGAAAATAAATTCGCAATTAGATGACGAGATGCTTAGTACGCTGGGAGATCACATGGACAGTGAAATTATAGAGGAACCAGACACATTAATTGACCCTTGAGGGAGATACACATATGGCTTTTGTTAAATACCATCAGCCTTGTCCCTTGTGTGATTCGAGCGATGCAGTATCAATCAATGATGACGATTCGGCTTATTGCTTTAGTTGCGACAAGAGAATTATTGACTATTCAAAACTAATGGGAGGGCAAATAGAAAATAACGTTAAGGAATTTGAGGTGCATAAAAGCAATTCAACCAATGATGTTGAAGGGAGCTTTCATCCGCTCGCTGATAGGGGTATAACCCTAGACACTGCAAAAAAATATAATGTGAAATCCATCTATAGTAAGGATGGAAAATTTATAAAACATTTTTATCCCTATTATACCGCTTCGGAAATTACATGTTATAAAATTAGAGAACCAGACAAACTTTTTACGTGGCGTGGAAATTCCACGGGTACAGGTTTATTTGGAGAATCTACATTTAAACACTCAGGTAAATTTGTAACACTCGTTGAGGGCGAATGCGATGCAATGGCTGCTTACGAGTTGTTAGGATCTAAGTGGCCTGTAGTCAGTTTAAAAAGCGGTGCCGCAGGTGCAGCAAGAGACGTTAAAAACTCAATTGAATTTTTAGAAAAGTTTGATAACATAGTTATAAACTTTGACAATGATAAGCCTGGTCGAGATGCAGCCAAGAAAGTTGCTAGGTTATTAACTCCGGGCAAAGCAAAGATCTTAACGTTACCAGACGATTTCAAAGATGCAAACGAGATGCTCAAAGCCGGACGGATGCAATCCTATGTAGATTCGTGGTGGAATGCGAAACTGTACACACCTTCAGGCGTCTTAAATATCTCAGAGCAAAAGGAAAATTTCAACAATCGTGAGAATAGGGAGAGCGTACCTTATCCGTGGACGGGGCTGAACGACAAGCTGTACGGCTTACGTAGCGGCGAGTTGGTAACTTTAACGGGCGGTACAGGTCTTGGTAAGTCGAGTATTACCCGTGAGTTAGAGCATTGGATTATCACGCAGACTAAGGATAATGTGGGTGTCATTGCTCTTGAAGAAGATTGGCGGCGCACAGTGGACGGCATACTTTCAATCGAGGCTAACGCTAGGCTGTATATCGATCAGATCCGAGAGGGCTATTCCCAAGAAGAATTAGATAAACATTTTGATGCTGTGTATAGCGGTAAAAACAAAGATCGTGTTTGGATTCACAGCCATTTTGGCATAACGGATCTTGATGAGATTTTTAGTAAGCTTAGATTCTTAATAATTGGATGCTCATGCAAGTGGGTAATTATAGATCATCTACATATGCTGGTTAGTGCAATGGTTGAGGGTGACGAACGCCGCGCAATAGATAATATTATGACTAGGCTTAGAAGCATCGTTGAGGAAACGGGCGCGGGTCTAATACTAGTGAGCCATCTGCGGCGTGTTGATAGCAACCGTGGGCATGAGAATGGGATAGCAGTAAGCTTGTCACATCTCAGGGGCTCTCAAAGTATTGCACAACTATCCGATTGTGTGATAGCATTAGAGCGTGACCAACAATCAGAAGATCCAGAAGAAGCTAATACAACCCATGTTAGGGTATTAAAATCCAGGTACACGGGGGATGTTGGTATGGCAACTCATTTAGTATACAACAAGGAAACTGGTAGGCTAAGAGAAACATCTTTTAATGATGAAGATGGAGTCGAGCTATGAAATCTTTGGTATTTGATATCGAAACCGATGGTTTGCAGCCAACCAAAATATACTGCATGTCTGTACTAGATGTTGATTCACAAGAACAATTTAATTTTAAACCGAATAACATAACAGAGGGTATATCTCTACTTGAAAGTGCTGATAAATTAATAGGACATAATATCATAGGCTTTGATATTCCAGTAATACGAAGGCTACATAATATAGATTTACTTGACAAAAAACTTGTCGATACACTTGTCCTTTCTAGGTTGTTTAATCCAATAAGAGCCTCGCATAGTTTAGAAGCTTGGGGATACAAGCTTGAGTTCCATAAGATTGAATTTGATGATTACAGTAAATTTACTGGGGACATGCTTAAATACTGCGCTCACGATGTGATTTTAAATCATAAAGTATATGAGGAATTGAAGCGTGAGAGCCGAGGTTTTACTTCTGAAAGTGTTAATCTTGAGACAGAAACATATAAGATTGTAACTGACCAGCGAGAACATGGGTTTGTATTGGATGAAGATCTCGCACGTTCTTTGTTAGAAAACTTTACAAATGAACTTACCGAAACCGAAACCGAAGTGCATAAAACTTTTAAGCCGAAAGTTATTGAGCGACATATATATCCACAGCACACTAAGGCTGGAGTATTAAAGAAGCTTGGGGTAGATGACGATGGAAAACAAACTAGGTTGACGGAAGATGAGTACGGTCAGTTTAAAAAATGTAGTGTGGAAAAAGTTGTGCGAACTTCAGAGGAAGAATTTAATCTTGGATCAAGGCAGCAAATAGGTGAGTATCTTCAAGATTTTGGTTGGAAGCCGAGGCACTTCACCCCAACAGGACAACCAAAGGTTGATGAAAAAGTATTGGGAACGGTAAAAGATATTCCAGAAGCAGCCCTGATAGCTAAGTATCTTATGCTTCAAAAACGAATAGCACAGGTACAATCCTGGCTGACATTTTTAGATGGGCAGCGGGTGCATGGTTCAGTGATAAGCAACGGTACAATTACCGGCAGAATGTCTCATAGAGATCCTAACATGGCCCAGATACCTAGCCTATCCTCTCCCTACGGTAAAGAATGTAGGGCTTGCTGGACAGTTCCACGAGGCTACAAGCTAGTCGGTGTAGATGCCAGCGGCTTAGAATTAAGGATGCTAGCACACTATCTCGATGACAAGGAGTTTATTAATGACATTCTCAACGGCGATATTCACACAGCTAACCAGGCTAGGGCGGGATTGCAATCAAGAAATCAGGCAAAGACTTTCATATATGCGCTCCTCTACGGAGCAGGAGACGCTAGAATTGGTAGCGTGGTTGGCGGAAGCAAAGCTGAAGGTAAACGAATTAAGCAATCTTTTTTTACTAATCTCCCAACACTTAAATCTCTTAGAAATCGAATTACAAGAACGGCTGAACAAAATGGATTCATCACAGGATTAGATGGCCGCAAGATATTTATACGGAGTTCCCATGCTGCGCTCAATTCGCTACTACAAGGCGCAGGTGCAGTAGTAATGAAACGCGCTTTAGTTATTCTTAACGAGACTATTAAAGCTACTGGTTTAGATGCCCATTGCGTAGCAAATGTACACGATGAATGGCAGATCGAAACCTGGCATGAAGATGTTGATAAGCTTGGAACTATAGCAGTTAATTCTATTAAGGAGGCTGGGGATTATTACGATCTTAATTGTCCTTTAGATGCCAAATATAAAGTTGGAGGAGACTGGAGTGAAACGCACTGAATCTAGCAGTAGGAAGGGAGACTTAGCAGAGTATTATGCCGTAACTTGGTTATGGGATAATGGTTATGAAGTGATTCAAAACGCAGGTTGCAGTGGACCTATTGATATAATTGCTATGGATAGTAAGGGGGAAATTATTTTAATAGATGTGAAAACGGCACAAATAGATAAAAGACCGGAATTAAAGGGAGACTTAGCAGAGCATAATTATGGTTCTTCTGGTTGTGGAAGAACAAAACGACAAATAAAATTAGGCGTTAAGCTTTTATTATTTAATTCAAAAACTAGAGAACTTAGATTTGTAAACCATGAAAAGACTAAGTTAAAAGAATTGCATGAAGGAGAACAACTTGAAATATTCTAAAAAATTAGATGTCTTAATAGAGGATATTTATAAATCGGTAACTGACTTAAATATAGGTAACTTAGAAATTCCAGAAGATTGCTTGAAGTCTTTATCTGTAGGAATTACTAATGCAGTAAGTGGATGGGCTACCCCAAAAGAAAATAAACAATTTACGTTACGCATGTCTAACGTAGGAAAACCATCGAGGCAATTATATTATAATAATAAGTATAACGATTCTAATATTTTAGATGCTTCGACATTAATTAAATTTTTGTATGGGCATATCTTAGAGGAGGTCTTAATTTTTCTAGTAAAATTATCAGGACACACCGTAACCGATGAGCAAAAAGAAGTTGTCGTAAATAATATAAAAGGACATATCGATTGTAAAATTGATGGGGAAGTTGTTGATATTAAAACTGCCTCGGGTTTTGCATTTAAAAAATTCAAGAATGGTACACTGAGGGAAGACGATCCCTTTGGATATTTAAGTCAGCTTGCTGGATATGAAACTGCTGAAGGTACAAGCAATGGAGGATTTTTAGTAATCAATAAAGAATCGGGAGAGCTTACTCTATACCGACCCGAAGAGCTTGATAAACCAAATATAAAATTATTAATAAATAAAATAAATAATATTTTTAAATTTGATGAGCTTCCCGAACGATGTTATAATCCTATTCCCGCCGGAACTAAAGGTAACATGAAGCTTCCTCGGGGCTGTACATATTGTTCTTATAAGGTGGAGTGCCATAGCGATGCTAACAATGGCGAAGGATTACGAATGTTTAAATATGCAAAAGGTACAGAATATTTAACGCAAGTTAATTATTTACCTAAAGTAGAAGAAATAACTACATGAATAAAAAGCTTTTAAAAAAAATAAATAATAAAGCTGCAAGCTTATTAATAGAATGGCTTAAAAATATTGTTAATGAAGATGAAAAAGATTTAATAACAAAAGAAAATTACAAAACATTTCTTCCAAAGACAGAATATATTTTATCAAAAAGGACATATTACTTATCATTTTACACTCAACGATGGGCCAAACAAAATATAAAAAAGTTATTGAGAAAAGGGGTGACGTTAGAAGATATTAAACTTGGAGATTTAATGTGGATTTTGAAACGCCAGCAGAATCGAAACACTCCATTGAACATATTATAATGGCTTTTGCTTTTGCTATACAAGAGCGACGAAGTAAATTGGAGTATGATGAATTACTTTTTTTAAGAGATATAATATTAAGGGAAATAGAAAACCATGATAGGGAATTACATTGAAAAGAAAACCAAGAGTTAAGAGGCCAATAAAAAAGAAGGTTCGAGGGTACGACAGCATGTGGGAATATCTTCTGCATGATACATTATTAAAAGATTGGAAACATCATACAGAAAAAATTAAATATATTGTAGAACATTTTTATGAACCAGACTTCACAAGGACTTTACAAGGTAAGCAAATTCTGTTAGAATCTAAAGGTCGGTTTTGGGATTACGCTGAATATTCTAAATATATTTGGATTCGAGAGAACCTACCTGAAGATGTCGAATTAGTTTTTTTATTCGCCAAACCCTCCGCCCCAATGCCGGGATCTAAAATAAGAAAAGATGGAACTAAACGTACTCACAG